AGAACTCGCTTTCGCTAAAAAAATAAAAGATCTTCTTTTACTTAAATAAAAACAACAACATCATGAAATACAGAGTTCAACAAATCAACGAGATCAAAGTCAATGACAAGTTCTTCTTCGAAAGCGAAGAGATCTTCGAAGCAGATCAGAAATATCTCGACAACTGCATCGAGAAACAAGCGATTCGATTCTTCAAGAATCTCGGCGGATCAGAAGAAGTGAGAGATCAAGGCGATCAGACATCAGTGATCTCAACTTGTCCACAGAATCTTCACAGAACGACACGACACTTCAGAAAGATCTTGACAGAATAACGCGGCGGCGTCATCACGCGAATTGTTAGTTGTTCCCCAGCGCGAGAGAAATCTTGCGCTGGGTTTTTTTTGTTCATTCGTAGATAGTTAAGTTTGAACTGAAATTTCACACAAAACAAAAAGTGGCCGAGAATCAGAACTTCTTCTCTCGCGTGTTCAATGCGTTAAGATCAAACCCGAACAGACCTTCGACATCTCTGTCAAATCCAGCTGAGTGGCTTTTCTCAGACAACAAGTCAACAACTGGAATCAGTGTGACAGAAAATTCAGCGATGCAACTCAGCGCAGTCTTCGGAGCTGTGCGCGTCATCTCTGAGACGATCGCTTCACTTCCTTGGCACGTCATGAGAACTGAGAACGATGTCGTTCTCAACGCTTCTGATCACTACATTGAAAAACTAATTCACGAGCCAAACAATATGATGACGGACTTCACATTCAGAGAAGTCTGTCAAGCTCATCTCTGTCTTCACGGAAACGCTTTCATCGTCATAAAGCGCGACGCCTCTGGACAAGCTGTGCGAATGATCCCAGTCCACCCAGATCGCGTCGAGGTGAAAATCTATGAAGACTCCAAATTCTATACGATCGACGACAAAGAGACATTCGACGACAGCGAGATGATTCATCTCATCGGACTCAGCTTCGACGGCATCGTCGGAAAGTCAGTCATCGAATCAGCGAAAGATTCAATCGGACTTGGACTCGCGGCTGATCGCTTCGGCGGTTCGTTCTTCGGAAACGGCGCGAACATCAGCGCAGTTCTCACACACCCAGGCCGTCTCTCTGATGAAGCGTATCAGAGAATGATCAGATCATGGCATCAACGAAACTCTGGTCTCGACAACGCTCACAAGACAGCGATCTTGGAAGAAGGCATGAAAGTAGAGAAGATGTCGATCTCACCTTCAGAATCTCAGTTTCTTGAGACACGTCAGTTCAGTGTTGTTGACATCGCACGATTCTTCAGAATTCCTCTCGCATATCTCGGCAGTATTGAGAACTCATCAACTCGCGCAAATATCGAAGAGCAGGGGATCCAGTTCCAAAGAAATACGATCTTGCCTTGGGTCAAAAGATGGGAATCCGAGTTCAACAAGAAGCTCTTCATGAATGACAAAGCTCACTACATTCGCTTCAACATGGAAGGACTTCTTCGCGGTGACATCAAATCACGCTATGAAGCCTACACGAAAGGACGTCAATGGGGCTGGATCAGCGCGAACGATGTGAGAAGATTCGAGAATTTAGCTCCTATTGAGGGCGGTGACGCATATCTTCAGCCGTTGAACATGGTTGATGTTTCAAAACAAAACGAGAACGAAGATGCCGTATAACGACTATCCAGAAGCGGCGTCAAACAACGCTCAGAAGGCACTCGATCACAGAGAGAAGCACGGCACAAAATGTGGCACTTCTGTCGGATGGACAAGAGCCAATCAACTCGCTAACAGAGAGACGATCTCAGACGAAACTTTGATCAGAACATTCAGTTTCTTGAGTAGAGCGAAAGTCTATGATCAAGGCAAGTATTTTGACGAAGACAACAAAGAGATCTGTGGCTCGATCATGTATGACGCATGGGGCGGAGACGCGATGCTTCGCTGGGCAAAAAGCACTATCGAAAAAATGGAAGAAAATAAAACAGAAAGACATATCAAATCAGTCGTCGAGACTGAAGAAGAGATCGTCATCACGTTTGGAAAAGGCGAGATGTCGTCTGAAGATGATCGCTCTTCTGATGACGAGAAACGAGCCGAAGCTGGCGAGTTGTCAGTTGGCGACTTTGTGCGTTGGTCTTCATCTGGTGGTAACGCTTACGGACGAATCATCCAGATCTCGACAGACTCAGATCTCGAAGCTGACTCCGGTTTCGTCATCACGGGCACAGAAGAAGATCCTGCGGCACTGATCAGAATATACAGATACGATTCAGAAAGTGACGCATACATCGAGAGAAAGCCAACTTTGAACGTCGTTCACAGATTCAGCACTCTTGAAAAACACGACGCTGAAGTCAGAAAGTCGTCAGCCGTTCGTGAAGAGCGTGAATTCAGATTGGAGACCGCTGAGTATGACGGACGCACGATCCGCGGTTACGCGGCGGTTTACGACAAGGACAGCGAATGGATGGGCGGATTCTATGAGCAAATAGAACGCGGAGCGTTCGACGATGTCATGAATGATGACACGAGAGCCTATTTGAACCATGATGAAAACTATCTTCTCGGCAGAGTTTCTTCTGGAACGCTGAGAATATCAACAGACACAAAAGGACTATACTATGAAGTAGATCTTCCAAATACGACATACGCGAATGATCTGATCGAACTCATGAAGCGTGGCGACATCAATCAGAGTTCCTTCGCTTTCTTGATTGAGAGCGATCGATGGGAACAGAGAGACGGCACGACCTATCGGATCATCGAAAAAGTTTCACGTCTTCTGGACGTTTCACCAGTTGCCCAGCCGGCTTACCCCGACGCGACGAGTGAACTCAAGAAGCGCGAAAGCGAGACAGAAGGAAAAGAAACAACATCGAAAGACACGTCTTCAAAAGACGCTTCTGACGATGCGAAATCTTCAGACGAAGTCTCAAATCTTTATATCTATAAATTGAAAACCCTAAAATTCTAAACATGAAAAATGTGGAATTGCGCGGACAACGCGCAGAATTGATCAAAAATGCTTCAGCTATCGTGGAGACAGCTCAAGCAGAAGGTCGCTCTTTGACTTCTGAAGAAGTGGCAAAGTTCGACAAAATGGAAGCCGATGCACGTTCTATGAAAGAACAAATCGATGTGATCGAGCGTCAAGCTGACATGAAAAAAGAATTGGCCTCAATCGAAGGAGAGAAGCGTCAGTCAAAAAGTAAAGAGACTTCAAGCTCTGCTTTCAAGAAGTATCTTCGTCACGGAATCGGCGCATTGAACAGCGAAGAGCGTTCATTGATTCAGAAAAGAGGAACTTCTGTCCAGATCGCGGGAACTGGTAGCCTCGGCGGATTTTTGGTGCCTCAAGACTTCAGTGACGAGCTTGATGTTGCAACTGCTTTCACTGGTGAAGTAGAGCGATTGGCGAAAAAATTGAACACAGCTGGTGGCGGTCTTTTAGATTACCCAGCAGTGGACGACACCGCTACCGACGCTGTTCAAACCAGCGAGTCTGGCGCGTTGACGGTTGCTGACATGACTTTCTCGAACAAGCAGTTGAGCGCATACAACTTCAGCTCTCTTGTGAAAGTTTCTGCTCAGTTACTGCAAGACTCAGCGTTCGATCTGAACACGTTCTTGGTTGAAGCTATGGGCGAAAGAATCGCGAGAGCTACAAACTCAGTGTTCACAAATGGAGATCCAACATTGCCAAGTGGAAGTCCGGTCGCTAAGCCTACTGGAATCATCACTGGCGCTTCTGCGGGAACTGCGGCGGCGGCCGCCAACGCAATCGTGGCAGATGACGTGTTGAATCTGATTTACTCGATCGATGCTTCGTATCGTAAGAAAGACACGTTCGGTCTTATGGCTCACGACAACGTGATCAGCGCAATCCGCGCCACTGGTATCGGTAGTGCAAATGATTTCCCGATCTTTATTCCGGGCATGGCCGCTGGTGAGCCAGATCGCGTATTTGGTGTGCCAATTTATGTGAACAATGACATGGAGTCTTCAATCGCTACGACGAACAAAGTTCTTTTGGCGGCTGACTTCAGCAAGTATGTTGTCCGCAATGCTGGTGGCGTTCAAATGGTTCGTCTTGATGAGAGATTCGCTGACAACCTCGAGGTTGGCTTCGTAGCTTACAAGAGAGCCGACGGTATCGTGTTAAACTCAAATGCCGTGAAGACCATGGCGATGGCTTAATATGAAAGTGGTCTTCAAAAAGACTATCATCGGAGATACGTTCCGCTTCCGCGTAGGGCAGGAAGCGGAACTCTCTGACGATATGGCGACAGAGTTCTTGAATGCCGGTTTCTGCAATGTGATTGCAGAACCGCCAAAGCAAAGAGCGAAGAAAGCGGTCAAGAAATCGACAAAGAAAGAAACACGATAGGACATGGCGTTCGACATAGTAACAGCGGCAACGACAGAGCCGATCACATTAACTGAAGCGAAGAATTTTCTTCGTGTTGATCACTCAGATGACGACACTCTGATCAGTGCATTGATCACAGCGTCACGACAGATGTGTGAAGAATACACGCGAAGAATTTTGGTCACGACGACCATCGACGAATTCTTTGATCAATTCCCGACGAACTCGTGGAATAATCTTCACAACATGATCTATCTTTCACGCGGCCCAGTTGCTTCGATCACGTCAGTCAAGTATGTCAATGAAATCGGCTCAGAGCTGACAATCGACTCTTCAAAGTATGTGACAGATCTGATCTCAGAGCCAGCAAGAATTCAATCGACAGACGGTTGGTTTTCTCTCGCTGGTGTGATGAATCAAGTCATCGTCAGATATGTTGTTGGAAGCGATGTGTCATCAATTCCGAAGCCGTTGATTCAAGGAATGATGTTGGTGATCTCTGATCTATATGATCAGCGCGGCGATCGTGTGAAGAGGCTTCCAACTGCGAGTGAGTATTTGTGGAATCCTTATAGAGTTTTCACGTTCTGATGATCACACAAGCCGGACAGCTCGATCGAAGAATTGAGTTCTATCGACAGAGTTCAGATGTTGACAATTTCGGTCAAGATGTTGGAGCTTTCACCTCAACTGGTATCAGTGTGTGGGCGAAAGTGATCGACAAGTCTGGCTCAGAGTCTGAAGAAAGCAATCAGATTGTGGCGGTCAGCAAGGTGAATTTTCTGATCAGATACAACAGCTCGATCTTGGAAACTTGGCGGATCTTATATCGCTCAAAGTATTACAGAATTGAAGCGATCATTGAAGATGAATCGAGAGATTCATTCATGAGAATTGAAACGAGAATCAGCGACTGATCATGGGCAGTATAACAAAGAGTAAGGCATTTATTGGTTTCGATGAAGACACTCTCATGAGAGAGTTCGAGAGAGCTTTTCAAGAGCTTGATAAGTTATCGAACAGCGTCAAGACGAAAGACATCAGACGCATTCAGAAAGCATCTTTGAAGCCAATGGTTCAGAAATTCAAAGACAACATCAAATCGGAATCTGACTTCACGGTCTACCGATACGGCGGTGTTTTTGCTGAGATCAAGAAGGGAACTCTTGAGAAGTCAATTGGGATCATCAACACTCCAGTCAGAAAGAAATCGACATTCAGCTCATTGGCTGTTGGAGCGCGAGTGAAAGGAGCGTTCAAAGATGTTGAAGATGGCGGTTGGTTTGCTCACTTCGTTGAATACGGATTCGTCAATAAACACGGGCAGTTCATCAAGAGCAAGGCGAATCATGGCTTCGCAGAAAAGGCGAAGAGAGGTTCTATTGGATTAGTGAGAACGACATTCAAGAACAAGATGAAATCTTTTCTTGATCGACGAATCAAAAACTCAATGTCATGATTGGAGTCGTCATCAAGTCAAAGTTCACAACTGACAGCGATCTGAACTCTCTGTTTTCTGGACGTGTTTATCCTCTCGTGGGTAAACAGACAGCTCAGAGACCTCTCGCTGTTTATGAGATCGTGACAAACGACACAACACAAAGCAAAGATTCAGATTCACACATCGATGAAGTGAATGTCAGAATCACAACAATCTCAGAGAAATACTCCGACACTCAAAACGCGGTATCTTATATCAGAAGCGCGTTCGTGAGAATGAATGAAACGATTCAAGGAGTTGAAGTACAATCATGCACTTTTGATGGAGAGCGTGATTTGTTTAGTGACGACGAGAGAACATTCGCTTCACAAGTGGATCTTGTTTTCAGAGTCGTAAAGAGTTAATTTTGAAATAATATAAAAAGAAGAAAAAATGCCAAGTACCAGCATTATGAACGCGACTGATGTCGTGATTCAGATCTCAACAGACACTGGAACATCTTACGACATCATAGGAAGATGTACCTCTGCAAGTTTAAGCGTTTCTATGGAGACACGCGACACAACCACAAAAGACTCATCTGGATGGGCTGAGAAGCTCGAAGGATTGAAAGCGTGGTCACTATCCGGCGACGGACTTGTGACATACTCGATCACAGCTCCTTCTTCGGACTATGATTCACCGGACGCTTTGTTCACTTTGTTGTCAAACAGAACCAAAGTATTGGTGAAGTTTGGTTCTACAACAAGTGGAGAAATCGACTACACCGGTGACGCATATTTGACCAGCTACGAGCAGGAAGCCGGAGTTGAAGACAACGCGACCTACAGCTTTTCCTTTGAAGGAACGGGTGTGTTGACTCAAGCATCTGTGTAAATTTTTGAGAGAAGAGCGTGATTTTTGTCGCGCTCTTCTTCAAATTGCTTGATGAGTAAAAACACTCACCGCGTTTTAGAAACTAAGTATAAAACACCACTATTTCGGTTATTTGATTTTTAATGGTAACATACTGGCGAAACACGAAGTGCCGTTAAAACCGCTTAA